TTTCCAAGTATTGAATGATGCGACGATGCGGAATCTCTTCATCTGGAAAAGATTGCTCATTTTCTTCGGATATTCGATGGTATTCGTGCCATGTTTCAGGATGTGTTTGAAATTCATCGTGTAAATTAGAAGAATTCATGGTTTTGTATTTTTGATGTAGAATAGATAATTGAGATTTTGCTGGAGGTCTTGATGTTTCAAGTGTCTTTACAGGGATTTTGATGGATGGATTTGGTTTCTCCATGGATTTTTTGGATTTGATTTTAGGATTTGATGATACAGGAGTGTCTTCTTGTTCATATCTCCATCCTGGAAGATTGATGTCGAGATAATTTTTAACATCTTCGGAACATCTTGATTTTCCTTTGCCTTTCAAACCCTGTTTCCAATTACACAGTTTTGTTGCATCTCTGTATTCTTGTTCCAATTCAGGTGTGTTTCGATTCTTTTTATCATGAATTCTTCGTGGTAACATATTTTGTCCGTTTTCTTGTCTTGTTTTAGCACGATTCACAATATCTTTTGCCACTTCCATCGGGTCTTTTCGAACCACTTCACAATCAATCACCACCCCAACAATTTCTTTTGTCATATCCACGGAACTCGAAACATTCCACAAGATTTGCACATCGTCATTCGTATGAACGCTCATTAGCCTCTTTCTTCGCGGTGGATTTATGACTTCAGAAACCGTTCGGTCTTGCATAGGTTTCAAAGCAAAGTATTCGCCTTCGTCTTGTTCATAAATATGAATAATGTGGTCATCGCCTTGTCCAAACACCTGTATAGGGCTATCTATACAGGTTGTATGAATATGAATCGTTGCGTTGTAATCCTCTGCGATTTGGTTCAACAATTGTTCTCTTGAATTGGAATCAGTTTCTATATCTGAATCATAATCCGACAAATCTTCTTCAAGAACATTTTCCAGAACTTGAATTAATTCCAGTCCATGTTCTTCCTCATACTCATCTTCATTTTCTCGTTCAACTTCATATCCATGTTGTTCAAAGTTCTCTTCCATTTCATCCGGTGAAAATCTATCTGGATATTCCAGATGCAGATTGTATAGTTCTTCGTCATCATGTTTCAATGCAGCCAAAACATTTACACCCTTGAAGATTTAAATTGGCACCTTTAGGTGCCATTTAATTCATTCAATGGGATTACTGTTACCGATAAATGAATTAATAGTACCACAGCCCTTGGCTGTGTGTACCATTTTAAATCTTCATCGGTGTAAAATAGAACTGAAATTACCTCCGGTGTTCATATCTTCACGAATCACAGCATCTCGTTCTTCGCGTGTTTGTGAAGCCGAATATTTCGTAGCATCTACCCCACAAGGTAACAAGACAGTTGCAAACGAAATATCCTTTCTAGGCAATCGAGTAATTCGACCAATATTTTGAATAATATCACTTGGAGAATTTTTGGGATCGACGAAAACACACATATTGGCATTTTTCGTATCAATACCTTCATTGATAGTTTTACACGAAGCCAATATATAAATCTCATTGTCTGGACATTGGTCGAAATTTTCCAACAGGGTTCGTTTGTTTCGAGTCCCTGCTGTTATACCTTTGAAATGCAAATGTTTGTATTTATTTTTCAACTCGGGGAATTCTGTTTTCAAGACTTTTTGAAAAGCCGTTTTCATTACTTTTTCATGGACAAATTCCACGACATTGGTTCTTGTCGAATGCTCGGTTTCCGAACGAGAATGAAAAGTCAACACGCGATTATTACCTGTTTGTAATACAGCTCGACAAATAGATTCATAAACAGACTGTTCTGTTTCTGTTTCATCCTTTTGTTCGGATTGAATAAACAAGTCAATCAAAATATGGAATCCATTCAAGATAAGGTCTTGAACACCTTGTGCGTGTGTGTATTTGTATACAATAGGACCACATACCGAGGTATGGTCTCCTTCGTCAACCATGTAAATCCCGTTTTGATTTTTAGGTGTAGCAGTCATAAACAAAGAATGCTTGGGACAAAAAGTGTCGTCAAACACAATTTGTTGGATTTTTTCACCTAAAATATGATGTGCTTCATCATACACAATGAAATCAATAACGGGCAAACATTTCATCAAAGTTGGAAAACTCTGATAAGTCACACAACATATTTTAAATTCTGAAGAATCAGCCTGTAAAAAGTTCAAAATGGTTTTTTCATCTGTACAATAACGAATATGATTTTTTTCATGAAATTCTTTGCGAGAACAAATGCTTAACAAGGAAATGTTTTGCAAATACGGAGCCCATGTATCATTCAACAGATAGTCTAAATTGAATTGGTCAATTAGTGCGATACTTGGAAACGCAATGACAGACAATTTGCGTTTGCGTTCTACAAGAAGTTTAAAGGCTACCCGGGTTTTACCACTCCCACAAAACATTTTCAAAAGGGCTTTGGACCCGAATTGAAATCGCTCTAAAATACTATCGTATGCTTGTTCTTGATGTGTGCGTAATGTGATTTTCATTTTGTAAATTATTTGTGTAAATTATTTTGTTGTATAATAACAAAATAACTCCTGTTTAGATTTCAATTTTACCCCAAACATCCCTCATCGTATATTTTCTTCCTTTTTCACAAGTCGAAAATAGATGATACACCCTTGATGGGGCATTCACCGATGTAAAATAAACACAATAAAAACATTTGTATATAACTTATAATAATCCAATGTCAAAAACAGTGATAAGTTTTGACATAGGAATTAAACATTTATCATATGTTCTGTTTTCGTATGAACCGACGACGGAAGAAATTCAAATCATTCAGTGGGATATTTTAAACTTAATACCCCCAAGACAGTCTGACGAAATCCCGCCACCCAAAACCACCTGTAGTAAATGTTGTAAAAAATCCCTTTATGTTTCTCCGAAAGAAGACCAAACCTTTTGTGAAAAACACGCAAAATTATCCCCCTTTTTTCTACCGGTTGTTAAACTTCAATCCAAAACAATTGAAGAGTTGCAACAGGTGGTTTCCGAGAAACAACAGACTGGTTTGGAAATGAATATTCGTTCAAAAACAGCGGTTATACAACACATTAAAAACAACCTGTTGAAAAAGAGAAAACCTCTTCCAAAGACGGGTGATATAAGCCTTATTGAAATTGGACGAAGATTAAACACCCTGTTGTCTGAGAGAGTTCCTTTAGAAGATATAAAATATTGTTTGATTGAGAATCAAATCGGGAATTTGGCGAACCGTATGAAAACAATACAGGGGATGATAACCACTTTCTTTCTTCTAAAGACACCCGATGCCCATATAGAATATATTAGTTCACACAACAAAGGGAATTTAAGATTACCACCGACGACTTCCCTTTTAAGACAAACGATACAGGATGTTTATGTGACTTCTTCCAAAAACAAAGAGAACGTTGTCCCACAAACAGAACCTGTTAAAAAAACGTCGAATTATTCGGAAAACAAGAAGAACTCTGTAGAATTAGTGAGGCGTATATGCCCACAATCCCATTTAGAATTCTTTCTGTCTCATAAGAAAAAAGATGATTTGTCTGATTGTTTTTTACAGGGTGTTTGGTTCGTCAAAGTGAAAAATAAATAGTATGTGGATAAGATAATAATTTGACTAAACTCGTTATGAACGAAATAATAGATATTGGCGTTTCGGAGTTTGATTCAACGAATGATTATGATTTTTTATTGAAAAATGGTTCTGGTTCTTCGTCTTCATCAACAGGTGTTATGGACCTCGATTCTTTAGAGAAGGAACTGAATAACTTGAGTGATGTTCGTCCAAATATAAGCACAAACAGTTCTGGGGGGAGTGGTGGATTTTTTTCGTCTTTTTTGGGCGGTGGTGGTGGTGGTTCTAAAGACAATGAACCAAAAATAGGTCAGGCTTCAGCCGAGTATTTAGGAGAAAATGCTACAACGAAAACATGGGATGGATATTCCAAAGTGAATGAAGCTTCTTTTTCAAATGCAATTCCAGAATCAAGAGGTCGTTCTCAACCAACGAGAGAACAGAACCGCAAAAAACGTTCCATGTTGAAACGCTTGGAAGAATTAGCAAAAAAAGGGTCAATAACAGGTCTGTCTGTAAATTCCGATTCGACTTATGAAGAGATTGAAGATGAATACAACAGTTTTATGGAAGAAAAACTAAAACAGGAAAGTATTAAATTGCAAAAACAGTGGTTTTTTAATGGTATCAATACAATGGAATTATTAAACAATACATACGACCCATTCGGGATGGATTTAACAGGTTGGGGGGAAAAAATGGCTGAGGATTTAGAAGACGACGACGAGGTTTTCGGGGAATTATATGAAAAATACAAGGGGGGAAAATTGGCTCCTGAAGTAAAACTCCTGTTGAAAATTGCAACAAGCGCCTTCTGGATTAGTTTAACCAACAGGATGATTTCTTCATCGGTTCCAAGTATGGATAATGTAATCCGAGATAATCCCGAAGTAATGAAGAATTTTATGAGTGCTACTGTTGATACATTTAATTCGATACCAGAATTAAAAGGAAATCCAATGATGAATTTTGCACAAGATATGATGCATAAAGACCCCAAGCCAGATATGAAACATGGTCCTCCACCGCCACCAATAGAGACTCGCAACCCTGCAAACATAAAAAAAACCACACCTGTTGGTAAAAGTATGCAATATACCCAGAATTCTCGTCCAGATTTAGATATGGCTCGAAGTGGTGGTTTAGGAAATGTCGGTTCGACTCAAGAACCGGGTATTGAAATAAATCAGTCTTTCGGTTCTCTTACAAAACAAGAGTACTCTGTAAGACCACAAACACGTCCTGAAATGAAAGGTCCATCATCTGTTGATTTAGACAATATTTTGGCTGGTCTCAAACAAAAGGAAGAAACGTTTGAAAAACAACCGTCTTTTTCCGATTTACAAGTGCAACAGGAGGTTTTACAAGCCCATAGTGTAAATGATGACAGTTTAATTAGTATTAGTTCTCTTAAAGAATTATCTAACCAACAAATGCCGAGAAAAGGAAGAGGTAGAAGAAACAAATCGGACAAAAACAATTCTTCGATTGTTTTAGATATTTAGATTATTCTGTTTTTTCTGTTTTCGAAAAAACAAAATTGTCAAAATGTTCATTTATCTGTGTAAATGAGAGTAAAATTGATTTAAATCGACACTACTATCCACTGATATAATATCGATAAACTATTGGTTTAATTTGTCATCAACAATGTCGGTAACTTTGGAAGATGTATTGTATTGTCATGAACGCAACAGCCTTCTTTACCTAAATTTACAGAAAGAATCCCCTGTTGTTTACCCTATAACAATCGGTAATAACACGATTGAAAAAACAACAGATTATTATTATTGGGCTACTGGACAAGGGAAAAACGGGCGAACCTGTTTAGCTAAACGTGTACAAAAAAATGATATTTACGATAATTTGAAAAAAAAACATTACATCAAGATTGGTGAAGAATGTCCAATTTGTTACGAAGGTATCTTTCATAAACGCGATGCACAATTGACTGATTGTGGACACTGTTTTCACTATTCCTGTTTGCAAAATTATTCTTATTTGAATAAAAACATAGATACATCTTGTCCGATTTGTAGAGACCCACTCACCGGAATAGACAAAAATAAGTATTCGTCATATACTGTAATCAATTACTTTGACATTTTGGATGATTTCTGGATGAATCATAAAACGAATATCCCTGAAACGTGTATTTCCTTTAAAACGAAAAATAAACTGCATACAACAGGGTTTAGCCAAAACACGTGTAATGTTTGTCGAAATTTCTGTAAACCTATTGTCGATTATACACCGATGAAGATTTAAAATGGTACACACAGCCAAGGGCTGTGGTACTATTAATTCATTTATCGGTAACAGTAATCCCATTGAATGAATTAAAGGGCTCCTTTAGGAGCCGATTTAAATCTTCAAGGGTGTAAAAGAGTCAAACGCGAATAATACCGACACCATTCTACACCATAAAGGCAACGATAAAAAAGTATAAATAGATTTTTTTATAAATTCTAAAAAACACGTGTTGAAACAACGAAAGGTAAATGTTTAATTGGAAGCCAATCATTAGTTTTGTGGTTACATTGATACGTCCTACATTGGACATTTTAATTTATTTTAAAACGAAAATTGAACAAAACCAAGATGTATGGTTCTTGTATTATACATCACTGATTTCGAAAAAAATAAATATTTGGATACATGGAAAATCAGAGGAACCCTGTTGGGAAATGGATAAAATTTATAAAGTGTATCGAGGCAAACACCCCGATGTATATATTAAGAAAACAGGGGTTGGGTTTTTAGTTTGGTCTTTGACGAATTTTTTTCATCTCGATATTTACACCCGCGAGATTATTAAACCCTGTTTTATAAGTATTCTGTATGTAAGTGAAACAGGTGTTGAATTTGATATTGAACTAGGCCCTGAATTTTATATATGTGGAAATCAATTATTATCTTTCGGGTTTGTTAAATGGTGGATAAAAACAAGATACGGTGTTTTTTGGAATAATTATTCTCCAAACGACCCTTATAAAATCGTGTTAATCGATAAACAATTAAATACAATAGAACTTGGACCAAAAGATTTTATTATTCTTAACAAAAGGGGATATTCAGATGGAAGACAATACAAGAAATGTACAAGCCTTTTAGATATAGATGAACTGGAAGAGGAATAATATACTAATCTAATATAATAATCTTTTTACAATTTACAAGATGTTGTCTTCTTTTAATAACGACCCAGCACGTATTCAGAAGCGTTTAGAGGAGTCTGTGTATCCTGGATTAAGACAACTGAATACTCCAGGCCCAGGAGAATATTTGCCTTTTTTAGAAGACCCAAATATACGTCTTCAACAATGGGGAGCTAATTTAATGGCTGATACAGTAAATCTTGAGAGCGATTTAAAAGGAATGACACGAAACACTTTTCGTGGAGATGTAATGGAATATAATCAACATCGCGTTCCTCAGCAAAAAGTAGAATACCCTGTTGCTTCACCGTTTGTTTTGGAATCCCGTGCTTCACAACCGGCATGGCAGTTTCGTGAATTGGATATAGCGAATCGTCATTGGGATTACCCCATTTTAAACCCACAGAGTGTAGGTGTCTTTTATCCTTTTCAACGCTACATCCAAACACGAATTTTAGTAAAAGATGCCGAACAATTGCGGGATTATGGTTTTGTTCCTGCATAAAACACGATACACGACGGTGATTGTTTGACAACAGATGGGTTCTTTTTATTGCAAGACCGAGTAAAAATCGTATATGTTCCAATAAGATTATCGTGTACCAACAATAATCTTATCGTCTACCAAAGGATTATAGTCTACCAAAGGATTATAGTTTACCAAAGGATTATAGTTTACCAAAGGATTATAGTCTACCAAAGATTTAGCCAATTACGTGTTCTTTTTCGCGAAGACCGTCTTTTTTTTAGATTGTATTTTTTGTGGGTTTTTCCACCTTTTCTTTTCTTATTTATCGCATTATTTATCCATTTTTTGAACTCATCAACAGAACGTTGTGAGCCTTGAAAATTCTCTTTAAAAATTCCCCTGTGATAATACCGCAGTGTTGGAAAACCCGTTATACCGCTGTCTGGAAAAATATGACCAATAACTTCGGATTCCACCGCGCAAATCAAAACGTCTTTTTTATTATTAAAGATTTTAGCGATTTCTTCCCACAAAGGCTTTGTGTAATTACACGGACCGCACCCGTTCATAAAAAACATAACAAATACGTGTTTTTTTTGGGATTCATTTATCCATTGTTCATTGTTTTTAATTACGACAACGTTCTTTTCAAAATCTGTACTCATTTCTTTAATATATTAAACTAAACTGAGAAAATAGAAAATCTATATTCAATATAATATTCTATCCAATCAAACATTAAAAATACCATGTTGGCTTCTAACTTATTTGTTGGAAACTGTGAATTGCCCAAATTTCAAGTTATGAATAACGGCCTTTTGACTGGTATAAAGGCTTCACCAGCCAAAGATATTAATGTGTTTAACGAATCAGACTTTGTAATGAGTCGTAAAGAATATATTGAACGTTATCAACCACCCCTTATTAATCAAAAACAGAAATGGCTAAACGGAACGGCTGTCCCTTTTAATACAAATGACCCTACCAACTTCGGAAAAAAATGGATACCGAATGCCAACAGGGATGCTTCTTCTATCGTAGCCAAGGAGAAGGCTATAGGAATTGGACAGTCTACAATAAACGCATCCGGGGGTTCAATGAGTTATGGAAATCACAATTTCAATACAATAAAACAGGATATTTCTAGAGTACGTGCCAGATTGAGAGGAAGTGGAAAATGTGCACCAACAAAGTGTAGAAAATCTTTAAACACTTGTGAAACAACACCTGTTTTTTTGGCAGGACCAACACCGAATGTTTCAAAATCAACAACCTACACCTGTGGTCCATCTCCTTTGGAAAAACTGCGTGGTCCAAAAAGTTCCTGTTCTCAGACGGATGCCAGCAAAAAAGCAGGAATCAAAAAATACTCCTACTCTAGTCGGTTTTATCCTTTAGGACGTTTTCAAACGTGGATTACTAAACCCAATCCAACAGGGTTGTATTATATTCCTTTGCCAAGCCATTAGACCAACAGGTGGGTTGTTCATAAGGCTATGTGGATAATCTACGAATAATATAATACAACCTGTAAATAAATGGATTCTTTAATAAAATTAAATCAAAGTCAATTTAATCAGGATTTTTCTTCCCCTTTACAGATTCATCAACCACAGAAGGTATATCAACCTATAAATTCAGACGTCCAATCAAACACCCTGTTGAATACAGAGGAAATTGTCCCACCTCTTTCAAAGAAAAATGTGAATGAACCAAAACATACACCCTTTTGGGGCGATGACCCAAACATCCTGTTGTACCAAATTACAGACCTTTTCCCTACTCAGACCATGACTTATAATGAACAATTAAATGCCATCTCTCGTTTGGTAATCCTGTTGTCTATCCTCTTGTTTTTTGTGTTTAAAAGGCCGTCTTTTTTAATCGTGGGTCTATTCACACTTTTCATTATTTGGGTTGTTCAATATTCCACCATTAAAAAAATAGAGGCTTTAGAAAACCCTGTTGACGTTTTATTAATGAACCAAGACATTTCCGCAAATTATGACCCAGCAGACATTTACGATATTCCGCCCACCACAAACCCATTTTCAAACGTAATGTTGACTGATTATGCATCAAATCCACAGAAAAAACCTGCTCCTCCGATTCACGATGTAAAAACACAGGATTCGATTTTGTCTTCAGCTAAAGAATTAGTAGCCCGCGCTAATCCAACTATACCCGAAATAGCAGAACGTCTTTTTTCAAATTTAGGCGACAATTATGATTTTGAGAAATCATTGCGACCCTTTATAAGCAACAATGCTACCACCATACCAAATGACCAACAGGCGTTTAGTGATTTCTGCTATGGCGATATGATTTCTTGCAAAGAAGGCAATCTTTTTGCTTGTGCGCGAAATTTAACCCGACACCAGAATATGTAAATCCGTTTTTTATTTTATTATTATAGCATAAAAAACCCATAAAAACTAGTTTGGGGACATAATTGTCGGTTTTATTTCTACAGGGGGTGGAAAATCAGTAGCACCTTTGCAATTAATAGAATGGTTAACATATATTCTTTTATTGTAACGAAACAATTTTCCTTTTGATAATAAACCTGTCGAATTATTCGTGTTATTCATTTTTTTATCAGCTTCATCCAATATGTCCCCTGTTATAACCGACCTTTGAGGCCCATTCTTTTCTTTTAATAATTCTTTGATTTGATTCAATTGTAAATTTCCAAAATATTCGTAATGAAATTTTTCCAAATTTTTATTCACCTGCCCCCCCTTGTGAACTAATTGAACAAATTCAATTGGGAAATTTTCAAGAGGGATTTTTGTAACTTCGTCGTAATAATAACTATAAATATCGTATTCGGCCATGTCAAGAGGGACGAAACATTCAAAATTGCGTATTTTAAATAAATCAATATTATCTAATTGAGTACCGGTTTTTAATTCGAATAACATATTTTTAAACAACAGGCATGTCTCATTGATTCGTTTGTTTTCATTATTTCCATTACTAATACTTCCATTACTCTTATTTCCATTACTCTTATTTCCATTACTAATATTTTTCTCCTTTTCTATTTTTTCAATATTTTTAATAGTCGTTGAAATATCCACTGTTTCTTTCAAAATCTTTTCAATTCCATTTAATTTAATCTTTTCATTTGCAAAATTATAGGTAACCGATTTAGATTTTTTTAAATCCTGCTTAACTTTACTCCTGTATTGAATAAAATTTTCCACACTATAATCAGTGTTTTCATAATTTATTATAGCATACGTTGAAACACCCTGTAGCAATATAGTATTGTATGTGCCATTGTATGTGCCATTGTTTATTACAGGGGTTTTTGTTTTTGTGACATTTTTTATGACATGGGGGGTGGTACTTTGGGCTTGGGGGATATTGGGATATTGATATAATAAACTTTGACAATTTTCGTTTATGGCGTTTTGAATTTTAATATCATTATCAATATTTTCACTAAAAGCAAAAACAAATGTTCCAATTTTACTACCTTTATTAAACAGGGCGTATTTTTCTTCATTCAATTTATTTTTTAAATCAATAATTTTAAGCTTATCTGGATAATCATCCTTGAAACAAATCAAGTCAAAGTGTTTTTCAAACTTTTGAGCACACTTGTCGTTGCATCGAATAGTTCTCCATTCGATATGGTCATTCTTACGTGTGATAGAGTAAGAACCATAATCACACGGGTTTGTAATAGTTGTTGTTGTCGTTATTATATTTGCTGTTGTGGTTATTGCTGTTGTGGTTATTGGTGTTGTGGTTATTGGTGTTGTGGTTATTGGTGTTGTCGTTGTTGTATTTGCTGTTGTGGTTATTGGTGTTGTTGTCGTTGTTGTATTTGCTGTTGCTGTTGTTGGTGTTGTTGTTGCTGTTGTTGGCCGATTAGTCGAACTTAAAGAATAAAGCATCTTGAATAGAACAACCACATCCATATTGGGGTCTTTATTGTTGTTGTTGTTTATACTGATGTTGTCTTCTGTTGATGGTGTTGGTGGTCCTGTTGTTGTATTTGCTGTCGTTGTTGTTGTATTTGCTGTCGTTGTTGTTGTATTCGGTGATGTTGTCGTTGCTGTCGTTGTTGTCGTTGTTGTTGTCGTTGCTGTCGTTGTTGTTGTATTTGCTGTCGTTGTTGTTGTTGTATTCGGTGATATTGTCGTTGCTGTCGTTGTTGTCGTTGTTGTTGTCGTTGCTGTCGTTGTTGGTGTGGTTATTGTATTTGTTGTCGTTGTTGTTGTTGTATTCGTTGTGGTTATATTTGTTGTTGATGTTGTAGCTGAAATAAGACTATCTACAGGTGTTGATTTATTTAAAGAATACAGCATCTTGAATAGAACAACCACATCCACATTGGGGTTTTTATTGTTGTCTGTGGTTGTTGTATCTGTGGTTATTGGTCTTGTATCTGTGGTTATTGCTGTTGTTGTTGCTGGTGTGGTTATTGGTGCTGACGTTGTTGTGGTTATATTTGTTGTTCCTGTTGTTGTATCTGTGGTTATATTTGTTGTTCCTGTTGTTGTATCTGTGGTTATTGCTGTTGTTGTTGCTGGTGTGGTTATTGGTGCTGACGTTGTTGTGGTTATATTTGTTGTTCCTGTTGTTGTATCTGTGGTTATATTTGTTGTTCTTGTTGTTGTATCTGTGGTTATTGCTGTTGTTGTTGCTGGTGTTGTATCTGTGGTTATTGGTCTTGTATCTGTGGTTATATTTGTTGTATCTGTTGTAGCTGAATTAAGACTATCTACAGGTGTTGGTGGTTTTAAAGAATACAGCATCTTGAATAGAACAACTACATCCACATTGGGGTTTTTATTGTTGTTGTTGTCTGCTGTTGGTATTGTATATGTGGTTATTGGTGTTGGTGTTCCTGTTGTTGTATCTGTGGTTATTGCTGTTGTTGTTGCTGGTGTTGTATCTGTGGTTATTGGTCTTGTATCTGTGGTTATATTTGTTGTTCCTGTTGTAGCTGATTTAAGACTATCTACAGGTGTTGATTTATTTAAAGAATACAGCATCTTGAATAGAACAACTACATCCACATGAGAATTCATATATTGATTTTAGATTAATCAAATATAAAAATATATTATATTTGATATAACATACGATGCCAACATTTGGATTTATTGTACTAAGGAACGTTAATAATGAAAATACAAATAGATATTGGATTCATTGTCTTGAATGTATTAGACGGTATTACCCAGAAAATAATATTCTAATAATAGATGATAATAGTGATTATAATTATGTAACCAACGAAGAATTTTATAAAACAGTCGTCATAAATAGTGAATATCCTAAAAGGGGTGAAGTATTGCCTTATTATTACTATTTATATAATAAAATATTTGATGTTGCTATAATAATCCATGATTCTGTATTTATAAATAGATATATAGATATAAGTGATGTAAAGAATTATAAAGTATTATGGGATTTTCAACACAGATGGGACCAAGTAGAAGATGAAACAAGAATTATTAATATTTTTAATGATTCAGAATTGACAAAATTTTATGAAGACAAAGAATTATGGAACGGTTGTTTTGGTGGAATGTCAATCATTACACACGATTATTTAACTTTTATAAATAGTAAATATGACATTAGTAAATTATTGGATTGTGTCTCGAATAGACACAATCGTATGAGTTTTGAACGAGTAATTGGTTGTTTATTACAGAAGGGATTACAGAAGGAAGGAAAACAGGATTCATTTTTTGGAGATATTTTCATATATTATAGTTTGGAAAAAAAAAATTTTGATCCAAATTTTGATAATATATGTGAATTTAAATATTTACCATTTATAAAATGTTGGACAGGTAGATAGTTATCCTTTGTATTGCATACTTGCCCGATAACAGGGTTGTAATTTATGTGAAACTCTTTTGAATGTGTCATTTACACGCTTGATGATTTACAATTATATCGTCCATAAAGAAAAATGATACAGGGTTATTTTCTTTATGGACCAGTAGCCACAGGAGGTGATTATATATTAGTTTTACACCTTTTTACATTTCAAACGCCTGTTTTACTTTGTATAAAAATGTAAAGTCAATAGTAGGAATTACACCTACGATGGTCCAACTTAACCCATTGAGAGTGCAATGGTGAAGGACGCTTTAGTGATTTACAATGCTCCTCTTTATAAGACTCATTTATTTGTCTTCGGGACTCACTCATAAAGAATCATAGCATGAAGTTGGAAAAATCAAGGAAACCATAACTTGCTTTATACACCGATGAAGATTTAAAATGGTACACACAGCCAAGGGCTGTGGTACTATTAATTCATTTATCGGTAACAGTAATCCCATTGAATGAATTAAATGGCACCTTTAGGTGCCAATTTAAATCTTCAAGGGTGTAAAAGTAATTTTTCTTTATGTTCTATTCTGAAATTAATCATAGGCGTTTAAAATGTAAAAAGGTGTAATTTCCGAAATACTGGTGGGTTAAGGACTATTATTAAACTCTGTAAACTCTGTAGAATCAAGAAATTTTTTTTTATAATCATCTACAAATTTTTTATTACAGGTGTCTGATAAAAAATTATCGTAAATTGAATTATTTAAATTAATTTGAGGGTTTTCGCTTAATTCTTTGACAACATTTGTTAATTCATCATACAGTGGTTTATCTTTATCAGAAACGCTTTTAACTCCAAGAAATTTTCCAGATGTATCAATAACACCTATGAGAATACAACCGGTTGATAAAGTATTCTCTTGCCCTTTTATTTCAGATGTAGTTATATCTTTTTTATTTTTATTATCAGCTATAATTTTATCATAAAAAAATGTTTTACTTGGTGGAATGCTATCACCAGGTTCTGTAGTACCTTGACCTTGATACATAAATTTTTTAAATTCTTCTTTAAATTTATCAAAATTTTCGTCATCATCCTTATTTTTTATCAATTTATCTAATATATTTTCTAATTGTTCTTTATTTTCTAATTGTACTATATTCTCTTTGGAATCTTTAAGAAATAACTCTATTAAATCTTGTTTTACTTTAATAAAATTTTTTTCTCTATAAATACAAAATTGTTCTATTACTGAATCATCATACACATATGAAGTATTACCAGCACCACCAATAATTTCAGAATCATACCCATCTATATCCCCATCTATATTAAATAATTTACTCATAATCCCAGAAAATGTATATACTATAATAGACATTTTTTTATACAAATATATTATCAAACACGTGTAAAAAACAGGATTTGTTCCCCTCTATCTTTTTCCCGATAATTAACCTGTTTGTTCAACATGGGGATTTTTTTAATAAACCGGAATTCTTTTGATAATAAAGCTCTCGTTTTCATATCATTTACTAAAGAGTATTTGTCGTAATCCGAAATAATAAAACACATTATTCCGCCATCTTTCAACACGGTAGCACATAAATGCATAGTTGGTGCCCAATAACCATCCAACCATTCCTCATACGTATGGTATTGTCGAACACTCTGTTTATCTCCCGCATACATTTCCAATTCGTAGTATGGTGGACTAAAAAACACCGTGTCAAAAACACCCTTGTATTTCGTAAAAAAACGCGCATCTTTGGCTAAAATTTCCGACCCACGACATACGATTTCCCCTTGAACATGTTCAGGAATCATTGCCGAAACTTTTCTACAAACTGAAGGAATGACATCCACGCCTACATATTGCTTAATAGGAAACCTGTTGGAAGCTAAGAAACCCGTCAGATACGACCCCCAACCCAATGTCGGTGTAAAAACACGTTCAGCTTTAAAATAACACTCTTGTAACGACATGACCAAAAAAGGGTTCATAATGGAAGCACGAAAATAAAACGACGAGAAATTGCTACTGATTTGATTTTTTCGCATATAATGCAATGCACTAGGTGTTAGCAATTTGTAATCGATTTCTCCAAGCAAATAGAACCCTCGAACTACAGTTAGAAACGATTTCACATTTGCCAATCCAGATTGTGTCTCTTCTAAAATCTCGCGATAAAACAGATTGCGTATAAGATTCTTGTATTTCGTCTTTTGGTCATTATCAATTGCGTTTTTAGGCATCGCCTTTTCATTAGACAGTTCATCAAGATAAGTTTCTTTATCCACCTGTAGAGAACGGTCGTAGAAAGCAGACAGGTATGTTTCAGGGTCAATCATTTGCTGATGTACTAAATGTAAATCGTCTTGAGTCAAATCGCGCATTTTGGCGTATTCCAACAGGGGTTTTCGTTCACCCTTGTAATTTAAAACAACAGAGTTATTTGTAAATTCGCGAAATGTTGGTTTTTTCTTTTTTTGAAATTCTTCCAAGAACTTTTTTTTCGACAATAAAAAATTCACCATTTTAGAAGACCTTCTTTAATTTATCCTTTTATTATTTTACAAGGGGAAAAGTTGTCTTGTTCTAGATGAAATGGAAACATTAACCAACCCCGTATTTTTGGAATCATTGTTTTTTTTCGGTATTGATACCAGCCATTGTAATTTTTCCGCAAACTCTTCATCCGAAATAATTTCATGACAATATATTTTCAAAAAGCACCGCAGACAGACCCATGTATCTACAGCAGAATTATGCAAATCAGAACCGATATTAGATAATCCAAAAAGGGAGCGATACAATTCAATCAATTTGGGGTATTTAAATCGTCCACTTGCTGTTTTTAAAGAACAGAGTTCAACACTATTTTTCATCGTGCAAAATGTACGAACATTTAAATGTCGAAGATAATTATCTTGAAACATCTTTACATAGTAATTTGGAATACGTCCTGAACATCGAAACAGTTCTGTCTTTATTACATCACTATCAAAATCGTAATTATGTGCTACTAAAATATTACAGGTGAATACCATTTCACAAAACACCTGTAATATTTCTTCAATTGGTCGTCCTCGTTCTCTACACAATTCTTTAGTAATTCCGGTAATTTGTGAAGCCTCTTGTTCAATTTGAACATCATCCGGTAAAGCTACATACTCGTTTAATATTTTAACGATTTTATTTTCATGAATAGAATACAGAATTGCTGTAATTTGAGTAATATATGGATATTGTTCTAAAGAACGAGGACGTGGACCCTTTATGAGCCCTGTAGTTTCTGTATCAAACACCAATACCCACTGTTTAACTTTTTCATCAGTCATCATTTTTAAAAGGGAATGTGAAGAAACCCACATGATTACAATATAAAATCAATTTTGTATTTTGTATATATTCGTATAATGCCTTCGCGACCGGTTTTTGTAACATCGTATTTTTCCATATACAAAAATCCACAGGGTTTTGAATTTCGTCTTGAAAAATTTCGCCAACTTTTGCAAACGGGTATTCAAATCGTTTTATTTACAGATAATGTTACCCCTTTTATTTATTTGTTATGCGAATATAGAGATACTTTTCGTATTGGACATGTAATGCCATTTACTGAAACTAATTTATACAGGGAATATCATAACCAACTTAAGAATATTCCATATAAAGATAATCAGGAGAAGGATACGCTTGAATCTATATGGTTAAAAATGTTAAAAACTGAATTCTTGGAAAGAGCGATTAGATTAGATGTATTTCATACAAAATCATCGGTATATGTCTGGATAGATTTTAGTATTGCAGATATTTTTTATAATCCTGATATGACCTTGTCTTTCCTAAAGACTATTGGAAACTCTCAATTAGAATTAGACACGGTTTATATTCCAGGATGTATTGGAGAAAAACAGGGCCAGTATTTTGACCGATCTGTAATATGCCGTTTTTGTGGTTGCTTTATATTAGGCAACACAGAACACCTGTTGGAAATGAATAGACAAGTCAATCAAAATATGCCCGAATTTATTAAGGAGTATAACGGAACTTTGACTTGGGAAGTTAATTATTGGGCATGGATGGAACATCGTGGATATTTTCAACCAACATGGTATTCTTCAGGGTTTGACGATCAGATATTATTGGGTATTCCATCTCGTGCCCTTGTGAATTGCCTCGTTCCTTTATTTCAACAGGTTGTATTTCCTGAATCTCTATCTCTGAATAAGGATGTTAATACAAAATTAGAACCAGCCATTATGAATAGTTCAAACCCGTTTATGAAGTGGACTCCATCAAACCTATGTTTTTTTAAACAGGTTAATGAAAAATCTTATTGGTCTTATTGGCTACTTGTTCGTTACGTCAATTATTACATATTAGACGATTATAATTATTTTGTTCAAGATATTAATGATATATATAACAACATGTGTATATTAAAGACTGAAAATGTGTTGTATAAAATGGTACTTGGAGATGATGGGAATTATTATCCAATACTTAAACCCTATACTGTAGCAAAATTTTCTGAGAATATAGAATCAGCCACAGAATTCAAACATTCTTTTTCGATAGGTATGGAAGATGTAAGATTATGGACTAACCAACAGGGGGACACTTGTTACATTGCCACCAATATAAATAAAACACCCTGTGGTTTTCCTCAAATAGTAACAGGGTCTTTTGAAATGAAGACAGCTACATTTTCGAACATGACGATTCATTCTTCTGAACATTGTGAAAAAAATTGGATTCCTTGGAGCGACGACGAAGTTTTATATAAATGGATTTTAGAAGGCATTGTATTTCGTAATTTAATAACCAAGGAAGAACGACTTGTACCTTTTAAAAACAACACGACCATTATACCCCGTGTATGTTTCCGCAGTTCGTCTATTTTTATTCCAGGGTGGAATGCTGAAGAACGTGTAGCTGTTGTTCATTATAGCGAAGATAATTCTCGAAAATATTACCATTCGATAGTAGTTTTGCACGAAAAAACAGGGGTGCTTCTGCGTAATACAATGCCTTTTTATTTAGGAAAAGAAGAAGGAATACAATTCTGTATTGGGTTCGATTGGACTTTAAATAATTCCGGTGAACGTCTTTTTCATTTTTGGTTTTCAGTTATGGACAGGAACCCTCAGTATTGGGTAGTAAAAGAGGGTGGTGGATTCCAATGGTGTTCTTATTAGGAGTAATTTCTCGTCCTTTTTTAGATAAGAGATTGATATAATAAATAGTATGGAAAAAGAAAAAGAGGAAAAACAATTCATAACCGATTTTACCCACATGTCGCCATTGTTTCAGGCAAATCGGATTCGTCGAAATAAACAGGTTGTTATTTTGCCTTCTATAGAAAGAGAAGACGATACTATGGTTTTAATAGACCGAGAACACGAAATCAAAAAGAAAAAACACAATGCTATATTAGGAAGGAATTTTTTCATTCAATCATCCAATCATGCGAATCGTTCAATTATAAAAGCTACAACGGGAAGGATACCCCGAAGGAGAATAGTTCCCCTTTTAAATACTTCCGGTTATGAAGAACCCTCTGATGTGATTGATTGGAATCAAGTTCATAAATCCAATGATATTATTGAAAATAAAAATGACAACATTGTTATTTTGTCGCGTATTATAAACAGATGATACAATCTTTACATGGAAGTCCTGTTTTTCCCTAGGAATTATGCAACATGTTGTAATATAAAACATCGGGGTTGTAATTCATAACAGGTCCTCCAATTAAACACATGTTTTCGTAAATTTCTCGCAAAACATTTTCCGGAGCATCAGAACCGATTTTAATCATTCCTGATTTAATCAAAGAATTCTTTACCTGTTGCATTGGAAGAGTTTTTAAAGTCTTGGAATGTGTTGATACCTTTGACCGAATGGTTTTATTGGGTAAAAGAACACTTACGATAGGGAGTCGTCTAGACCTACCAACCCGGTGTGTTCTTCTAACAGTTCGTTTTTGATAATTTTTAGAATTTAAATTTTCCGGACTTTTCTCCAATTGCAACAGGTTGTTTTGTTGTGGTGTTTCTTCTCCAAGAATAATATTATCCTGAACACCCTGTTTTAATTCGGCAAATTGGCTACGAATAGATAAATCTTTTATTTCCTGTTCTATTGGGTCTTCTATAGATTTACTTTTGGTCTGTAAAAGAGCCGGGGTATTGATATATGGATTTTGAGTAACAGGGGTGTTGACTGTTTGCTGTGAATAAACAGGTGTATTATAGGATATTGAAATAGGGGAGTGAGGTGGGGTGTGATGAGATGGGTGATGATATTTCTGAGTTGTATTATAGAGAGTCCGATATGTCGGCAATACACCGCGTTTAAGACATCCGTATTGTGGAGTATATTTACGATGTAGTTCATGTGGCTTGGTATGGTCTAATTGAACAGGTCTTGATTGGACATTTTGAGTGAGTTTTTCCAAAAAATCAATAGACTGAACCAAATCCAGGTTCTCTTCATTCACATGGGTTTCTTCCGACGTTTGCTGTGTTGGTGGCGTGTGTGTGTCAAATGAAATATTTTTGTATCTTTCTCGGATTTTTTGTAAAATTTGTTTGCTTATTTCTTTTGATTGCGGTGAAATTTTCACATTTTTCAACGTTTTGTTTGCAGGTTTTCTTCGTTTTGAAGAATAAATCAATGAACCGTTTGGGTCAATATATCCTTCATTAATGACTATTGTTTTTCTTGATTCACCTGGAGCGTTCATTTATTAGAATATGTATTTTTTTATTAGGCGAAAAAAATACACAAGAGTTATATATACATGGATTGAAGGGCGAATGACGATTTATTCGTTGTTAAATAACCGTGTTTTAGAAACATGGTGTATCCTTCTTCCATGTCCTGAATAGTGATTCGTTTTTTAACAGCATTATTCGATTCGGGTTCATTAAATATTCTACGACTATGTTTTATTTTTACTTGAGTCAGTAATTTTTCCACATCTCTGCCATACGATTTAAAATTACCCCTGTTTTTTTCGAACCATTCATTAAGAAAACCGCGATTGTAATCTACATACCACCCCTGTTCATCACACATTTTCAGAAAAATACAGGCCATTTCTTCGGAATTATACGGTTCAATTCTATATCTCCAAATAAATCTACTTTCTAAACCCTCGTTTGTTTTTAGAAATTCCGTCATTTCAGCTTCATAACCTGCAATAATGACCATCAAATTGTCGCGATGAAAACTGAGAGATTCACATAAAATGTCGATACATTCCTTTGCAAAAGAATCAGAACGGTGACAATTATTATTAAGAGAATAAGCTTCGTCAATAAACAAAACCCCTCCTAAACACTTTTGTATAACTTCCTTTGTTTTAATGGCTGTTTGACCTAAATAACCACCCACTAAATCATTCCGTGTTACTTTCTTAAAAATCCCCTTTGGTTTTTCAACATCGGAAAAAACGTCATTCTGTTGTTGTGACAATTTTAAAAACAATTTCCCCAATATTTTTGCCAATTCCGTTTTTCCCGTACCAGGAGGTCCAACCAAAACTATGTGTTTGTAATCTACATAGTCTGTTTTATTATTTTCTGGTAAATCGTTTTTATGAAGCCCCTGTAAAAAATACAGGATTTGATTCAACACGTTGGATTTAACAGTATTCATACCGACCATATTTTCCAATTCACATAGTTCTGGATAAATATCGTGCAACATTTTCAAATGAATATTATAATCCGTATTGGGACAATATGGGTTCTCTATAATTAGTTTAGTCAAATCTCCTATTTCGTGGATATTATTCGTTTTAATTATCTTGAAATCTTTTTCGATAGGTTTAGAATCCGACCCTGTTGTTTCCGGTTTTTCGAAAAAGGGAATGTCTTCGGATTTTTCTTTCACTTTAGCCATTTCATCTAAATAAGAAATCAACCTTTCCATTTACACCTTTGTAAATTCTACACCGCATGTTTTTATATCGTTGAGAGTGTAAAACGAACCGGGTTATGAAGAGGAATTTGAATGAAAAAAACGAATAATTACAGCTGTTTACGCCCATAAAGGTGGGGGTATTTCATCCATAGTCATAAAAGATGCAATAATCAAAAGAATGTTAATGTTGACTTTTTTTAAAAACAGGGATTCTTTGCGTTGTCGATTGTATTTGACAATAACCTCTAAATATCTGTCTTTATAATCCCGTAACTCTTGAAATAATGTCTTTAATTTAATTATAAATTTTGTATTTATGTAGTAACTGGAATTCGCAATAGCTATTTCATTATCCAAACGGTTACAAATAGCCACCTGTTTTTTAAGATCATTGTCGTTAATCATTTTACTTCTTCTATACAAATCTAACATTGGAACATATACGGAATACATTTCACAAATTAGTTGCACTTTATAGTTCATCCATTCATGTTTATCTTTAAAGTTGGATGATTTTATATTAACGGATAAATTCGATTTTTTCTTCACAACACTTGAAATATCATTAGCCAATTTCTTGCTAATAATAATCTCAAAATTAGAACGTTCCATTCTTGAAAACGCCTGTAAACTATTCACTTTGATGGCAAGCTGTTGTAATTCTTCGTCAGGAATATTTGTTAGCCATTCATTAAAACTCGTGTAGTCTTTGAAACAGGGTTCTTTGAGCATTAAGACGTTATAAAGGTCTTCCACTCTTTCATTCATTTCTGCGTTCTTTAATTTTCTCGTTTTATTTTGAATTCTCGACATGGTTAAAAATTAGAGTATTGTTTTAGTCAATATTTTCAACAGGGTGTTTTCAATCAATTTTTTGGAAAAAAAGGTTCTCGTCGAGAAGTACTGTATCAAGGAGTTTATCGGTTGCAGTTGCGTAAAAATCCCACTGTTGAGAATTTTACATCCATGAGAATGGAGGAATATCATTCATTGACATAAAAGAACAAATAATTCGGATAATGTCAATATTGAACCCTGTTTGAAACAGAGTTATTCTTCGTGAGATATTGTATTTATTTACTACCTCTGAATACTGGTCCGAGTAATCCCGGATGTTTTGAAATATAATTTTTATTTTTTTTTCAATATCTTTATTTATATTGAAGTATGAATATGACATTTGCTTTTCAAATTTATTGCAAAATCCAATATGTTTACATATACACTCCTGTTTAATTCCTTCGCCTCTTCTATACAAGTCTAACATTGAGAAATATATCGAAAATATATAGTATATGGATTGCAATCTGTTATCGAACGTCTCCTGATTAATTTCAACCATTTTTATAACAGCATCTGTTTTTTCTCTTAGATGACAAGTTATATTTTTCATCATTTTTCTGATGATAATAATCTCAAAATTAGAACGTTCCATTCTTGAAAACGATTGTAAAATATCAACCTTGATGGCCAGCTGTTGTAATTCTGCGTCAGGAATATTTGTTAGCCATTCGTTAAAACTCGTGTAGTCTTTGAAACAGGTTGGATTGAACATTAGTTCATAATAAAGAACGTCAACTCTTGCATTCAATTCTGCGTTTTTTACATTCAAGAATTTATTCTTCATTCTCAAAATTCGATTTTAGGTAAAGTTTTAGTCAATATTTTCAACAGGGTGTTTTCAATCAATTTTTTGGAAAAATGGATATTGTCGAGAAACATTGATAAATGCATAAAAATAACAGTTAATCCTATGTTATAATCTCTGAAATAATGTCTGAAATAATGCCTGAAAAACGGATTACTTTTTGTACTGCGTTTTATCCCATTCAATCAAAATTCCCAAGTGAAAAATACATTGAATGGGCAACTAACCTGTTTTCAATAGTGAATCAATTTTATTTGGTCGTTTTCACTGAAGAAAATACAAAAAAAACCCTGTTGAATATAAAAGGGCAGAACCAAAATATTTGTATTATAGTTCGTCCTTTTTCGGATTTTCATGTAATAAAATACATTGATTTCTGGAAAAAAATACCCCTTTTAGAAAACACGTCTTGGGAATTAAATATGCTTTGGAATGAAAAGGTTTGGATGGTAAGTGATATTATTGAAACACGGTATTTTCCAGAAACAGAATATTATGGTTGGGTAGATATTGGTTATTTTCGTAATGAAATAGATAATATTCATACTAATTATTTATCAAATTGGGCAAATTATGAAAAACTCGTTTTATTTTCACAAGATAAAGTTCATTATGCTTTGATTAATCCATTAGGGTATAATTTACTTAAAGAGTTAAGAAAAAATGGTTATGGAATCCCCTATTTACAGGTGTCTGTGGGGGGAGGTTTTTTCTTTGGTGGAAAAAAAGCCCTGTTGAAATGGCGGGATATTTTTACAGTCAAATTAGAAGAGTATGTATCAAAAGGGTCAATGCTTTGTAGTGACCAAATTATTATTATTCATTGTTTGTTGGAAATTGGAGAGAATGACCCTGTTGTTTTACATGTAGCAAGTCAACAGGAGTGTTATTGTATAATTTGTAAATATGCAATAATGCAGTATAAAAGTTGTCGAAAAGATATGACGACGATGGTTCTGCGTAACTGTTTTCCAGTAACATGTTGCCATACCAAAGGTATTAACGATTGGTTTTTATTTCAAAGTCTTTTGAAATAATTATAACAGGATAAAAATAACAAGTTATATCAAATAAATTGTTATTCAGAAAATGGATAAAGGAATATCTGTATTAATGCCTCTTTATAATGGTGTAGAGTTTTTGTCGGATTCTGTTCCGTCGTTCTTGGCACAGACTTTGGATGAAGAAATGGAATTGTTGATTGGAATTAACGGATACGAAGAAAATAACCGAGATGCTTTTCATATAGCTACACGATGGATAAATCATTCCGGAAAGAAAAAGATTCGCGTATTAAATTTCCCAAAAAACGAAATCCAAGGTAAATCGGCCACTTTGAATGAAATGGTTAAATTCGCGCTTTACGAAAATATTGCCCTGTTGGACGTTGATGATGTATGGATGCCAAAAAAGTTGGAAAAACAGGTGCCTTTTTTAAAACAGGGTTATTCTGTTGTTGGTTCTAAATGTGTCTATTTTAGCATGGACCGTCGTTTTGACGGTATTATCCCATCCATACCTGTGTATGACTTTACTAATGCTGATTTCTTTAAAGTAAACCCCATTATTAATTCAAGCGTTGTTTTAAAAAAGGAATTATGTCATTGGGTAGAAGATGGACTGGATGGAGTGGAAGATTATGATTTGTGGTTGCGTCTTAAGAAAAACCCCGCCATTAAATTCTGGAATGTTCCAGATATTTTAGTTAAACATCGTATTCACGAGAACTCTGCATTCAACAGTAGGGGTAATCACCTTATGGTGGATAAATTATCGACTCATCATAGAAATAATACAGATGGAAAGGCATTATAATGTTTCATTTTTTTCTTGACGAACTTCTTGAACAATTTCGTCTGGAAATCCCATATTTTTTAAAATGTGAGAAGCTCCTTTAATTTCGGAAATACCAGAAACCATTTTATATGTCATGGTCAAGGAATGGTCTTCGTTTTCCAACACGTTCATTTGTCGGTTAACCATTCGCCTACTGTTTTCTACATCTGTTTCTTCGTCTATTTTCCGACAAATGTCTGTGTAATGAGTCGTTAGAACAAAATCAACATGTTGGTAATGAACACACAGATGTTTTAAAAAAGAATACGCCGAACGAGAAGCATCCACAGGGTTAGTCCCGGAGAATAATTCGTCGAAAATACAAAGGTGATGGTCTGTTGGTAAACTATCAATGATTTTTTCTAGAATTATTTTACAACGTCTTGTTTCTGCTTCAAACAAACTATCTCTTTCTGAAGTGTCTGGAATATTTAAATAGGAGTGAATGTGTGTATATGGTTCAATTAATTGGTATTCTTCATAGAACCCTAAACCAACCTGTTGCGACAACAGGGTGTTTATGGCCAATGCTTTTAATAAAGTGGTTTTCCCGGAAGCATTCGGCCCTGTTAAAACCGTATGTTGGTTTAAATCCATGTCGTTTTTGACAATACACTGTTTTCCCACTAAACAGGGGTAATACATACCTTTTATTGTATTTTTATCAGTTGAATCCGTTGAAAGGTTTTCCTCGTCATCTTTTTGTGCTTCTTCTTTTTGCGCTTTTGTTGAAAAAACGGCCAAATGAACATTACCTAAACGTAAATGACGAGCAACAGACTGTAAAAGGTCCAAATATCCATTCATATTCATACAGAACAGAATTGTCTGTTGGGCTTCTTCATTGTCGTATAAATGATAATAAAGACGGAATTGTTCTCCCATACGTGTAAATTTACTAAACAGGGTTGTTTCCGAAGGTTCTTTTACGCCTTCCAATATTTTCAACAATTTGTTACACTGGTGAATGTGGTTTTCCGCGTTTGTATAAAAAAAATCATATGTCGACGTATTTTCGGGTTTATTTTTTACAAAGGTTTCAAACCTCTGTCGAGAATTTTTAATGAATTCTTTAATGGTAAATAAATTATGAGATATTTTAGAAAGATGTTGATAGAACCTATCTGTGTAAACAATGTTTTGATAGATTTGATACGAATACAGGGCCAGCATTAATAAAAAAACAATCGCATTCTGTGGATTAAAGTTCTCAGGGTCCAACATAGAAATCATTTTACAAAACATTTGGTTGTTTCCTCCGATTTTGCGTAAACATTCTGTATAAGAGTTAAGAGAGATTACACTGCCTGTATAAGACAGAATAAAAAACGGCAAAATAGCCAATATAACGCTCAATAATAAATTAAATATCGGAACTACACCATTCAAAAAACACATTGATTGAAGAAATATCGAAGAATGGTTCAAATGTTTTACCGAATTCCATTCTAAATAACCATATTTTTCCAAAAATTCGGGATTGTAAACCAAATCGTTCCATACATCCACAATCTGTTTTTCATTCTCTTTTTCTTCATCAGTATCGTAAAGGGAAGAATCCTTTATACTCAAAACCACCTGTTGCGTATCTTTTAAAAATTCTCGGTTTGACGTAAAAGTCTTTGCTAATTTAGGCAAGACGTCTCTGGAAAAAGGTCCACTCGGTTCATACAGGTAATGAAGTAGTGGTTTCGTTTCTTCTTCGCCATCAATGTCATCATTTTCATCAACTTCGTTTTCCTTTTGCAACAGGGTGTTGTTTTGTAATAGTTCTAAATCAGCTTCAACTTCTTCGGAAACATGGTGAACGTATGTTTCTTCTAAATATTCGATTGGAAGTATAAAAGTATCCTTGACTGGTTTTGGGAATGTTTCCAATAAAACCCTGTTATGACTACAATCCGTTTTTTCATTATGATAAGTCATGATTTTTCCAAAAAGATGAGAACACATAAGGGCGATTAAAAGTCGTGTTAAAATAACACGGTTTTTAAAAGACAACAGAAGAACGCAAATCCAATAAAAAATTCCCCCAGTAAAATATAAACACTGTGTTTGATAAAATGTTATATATAGGAAATTCTGAACGTCAAGACGAAATCAATAATAGAACGGTTGAATTTCAAAAACCCAATCGTCCATTACAACCGTATTATAGTCCACGCCCTGTTATAACTCGTAACACAACCGTGTTTCCTACTGTAGATTCATATCCTATTTCAAAAGTTCCAATACAACAGTATATTAATTACTCTGTTGAAAAAGACTTTAATGCAGGAAACGGAAAATCTCCAGGGAATGGATATTTAGTCGAAGTAGAATCAGATTTACATAATCAATACTTTGCCATTCAACGTTCGGGAATTCAAAATTATTATATCCCATCTTCAAATTCGGAACTTTATAAACGGGGAGAAGTTATTGGAAGGATTGAAGAACAAACACACCCCCTGTTGTTTATAAAAACGCCTTTACAGAGTTCATCCGTTCCAGATGTATTTCAAGAGAAGAAAATAGGTGCTGATGTGTTTCATAATCATACGCGGTTTCAATTACGTTAAACAGGGGTCTATTCACGTAAAGGTGCTTGAATAGTTGAATTCCAACCAAACAACCTGTTGTTAATATTTGATTCCAAAATCTGGAAAATGCCTAAATTTACCAATAGAAAAATACCTGAACCAAAGATAAGGGAAGTGTCATTTTCATTCAAAATATGCTTTTTTTCGTAAAATGGATTGAATCGAATAATTAAAAACAGGGCGATAAAACAGTGAATAAATGCATTTAATCCCTTTGCAAGATAAATCACCTGTTGCTTATTCGATACTCCAACAAGGATTATTACGTAAAAAAAATTGTAAAGTATAATAATAAACAGGTAAAAATTAAATGTTAATTTATTAATAAACGAAAAAATATTTTCATACATTCTTCAGCTTTTATATTGTTGATTTAAAAAAAGAATATAAAATAAAAAAGGCACTAGTTAAAAAGAAGAAATATGAAAGTGGTGAATAATTTAAAATTATTTATTGACCCTGTCGAAACAGTTTTATTAGGAATTTACACGGATGCTGTCAAGAAACATAATGAAGAAGTTTTAAATAATCCTTATCCCAACTCTGGTTTTGATATATATGTTCCAACAGAAAAATACACACGGGAAAACAATACTTATTTTATTGACCACAAGATAAAAGCCACAATGTCTGAACGCATTTCTACCACAGAAACACAAGACGGTGTTACCAATACAGATGCAGTTACAGGCGTAGCAAGGGGTTTTTGCATTTATCCGAGGTCAAGTATATCTAAAACACCTCTTATTTTAGCAAACCATGTGGGTATTATTGATTCTGGTTACAGTGGGTTTCTGATTGGAGCTTTTCGACACGTTTCGAATAATCCAAATACATTTATTATTGAAAAAAATTCACGGTTGTTGCAGATTTGTCATCCAGGACTGTTGCCTTTTACAGTGGAGATAGTTGAAAAAGAGGAAGACCTGTTTGATGGTGCACAAAAAACGAAACGAGGTTCAGGCGGGTTTGGTTCAACAGGTGTGTGAATGTAAATAATAAAATAGATATATATTAAAATTCAAAATGTTTTCCAAGAAAATGATACTTACAACACCATTACCCTTTAGAAGTAATCAAGGAAATGAATCAATTAAAATCGTAAAACCGAATTTACCGTTTTTTCGTAGTTTGACGTCTATTATTCCTCAACCTATTCATCAAATGCCTATTCAGAAAACGAATTTTCAATCAAAACCCACTGTTGAAGACAATGCCCGTGGAAAAGCTATGAAATGGGGGGAACCAACATGGTTTTTGTTTCATACTCTATCGGTTAAGATTAAAGAGGATGAATTTGTTCGAGTGAAAGACGAACTGTTGAATCATGTATACAGTATATGCTGTAATCTACCATGTCCGATTTGTTCTGACCATGCAAAAGAATATTTAAAAAGTATTAATTTCAGAGCTATTCAAAGTAAATCTCAACTTATTGATTTTTTTCATCAATTTCACAACATGGTGAATAAACGAAAGAACTTTGAAATTTTTCCCCGAGACCAGGTTGAAGAGAAATACGGAAAAGCCATCACCAAAAATATCTTTTTGTATTTCCAAAATGGATTCAAGGATGAAACATATAATCCTAAACATATTAGCGACCAGTATATTCGACAGCGGGTTTTAAAGGGGTTCAATAACTGGTTCTATAGTAATTCTTATGCATTTGACGAATAGGACGAAACAGGTGGTGTATTTGCCTGTGATTGTTTGAATGTCTTATATCCAACTGTATGTTTTAACCGGAAAATATTGGAAATATTGGTTTGAGCCACATTTAGGGCGATTTTTTCAACAGGGGTTAAAGAGGTAATATATTGGATATAAAAGTTTTCTTCTTCTTTTTGAAACATTTCCATTTATGATAAGTTAAAATAATGTCGTATAATTTCTTTACGCTATTATTTAGTGTTTTTGATTGAAACAAAATAATATATTTGGTGTATACACCCTTTACACCTTTTTACATTTCAAACGCCTGTTTTACTTTGTATAAAAATGTAAAGTCAATAGTAGGAATTACACCTACGATGGTCCAACTTAACCCATTGAGAGTGCAATGGTGAAGGACGCTTTAGTGATTTACAATGCTCCTCTTTATAAGACTCATTTATTTGTCTTCGGGACTCACTCATAAAGAATCATAGCATGAAGTTGGAAAAATCAAGGAAACCGTAACTTGCTTTATACACCCTTGAAGATTTAAATCGGCTCCTAAAGGAGCCCTTTAATTCATTCAATGGGATTACTGTTACCGATAAATGAATTAATAGTACCACAGCCCTTGGCTGTGTGTACCATTTTAAATCTTCATCGGTGTAAAAGCAATTTTTCTTTATGTTCTATTCTGAAATTAATCATAGGCGTTTGAAATGTAAAAAGGTGTAATTCATTCAATGGGATTACTGTTACCGATAAATGAATTAATAGTACCATTTTTAATCTTCATCGGCGTAAATCTTCATCGGTATAAACTGAATAAACAGGTATTATATATATTATCAATGACTGAATATATCGAGAATATAACAGGTCTTGATGAAACCGAAATGTTTATACAGAACAGAACGGAATTCAGCGATTTAGTTGGTTCTTGGATTGAAGAATACTTGTCGATTGATGGACACAACATGTTTCGTTCATTATTTGTCGAACAATTAGTGTCTGATTTGACAGCGTATGTATCGTCAATGCCTCATTTAATCGAATTATTGGGTCCATCATATGATATGGAAAACATTATACTAACAGTGTGGAAACAGTATTGTAAAGAGGCTGGTATTCCTAAACGCGTTTATTCTTCATTCATGTTTCGTGACCCCAGAAAAAAAGATAAAAAACCAATAATCGATAAGAGAATATCTGTTTTGAACACAATCCCCAACATTGAACAGAAAACTCCTGAATGGTATACGATGCGGTCTGGCATTTTAACAGCTACCGCCATTTCAAAATTGTTCTTTAGTGAAGCAAAAACCAATTCTGTTATTTATGAAAAATGTTTAGGAGATATTCCTCGCAAACCCCTGTCTTTTCAAGACCCAAGACAATGGGGGAATAAATATGAACCTGTTACGAGGCGAATATATGAAACCCTTTACCATACTCATGTAAAGGAATATGGTTGTATTCAACACCCTGTTTATTCATTCATCGGGGCATCTCCCGACGGTATCAATATTGAACCAAAATCAATACAAAAATACGGGCGAATGGTTGAAATTAAAAACATTGTTAATCGGGAAATAACAGGAGACCCTTTGGATGAATATTGGATACAAATGCAGATACAAATGGAAGTTTGTGATTTAGACATTTGCGATTTTGTTGAGACACGCATCAAAGAATTCTCCTCTGAAGACGAATATTTTCGGGCAACTAAAGCCTCTCCTAAAATAACAGACAGGTTAGAAATATTCCCGCGAGAAGCCCCTGTTGATTATTCGATTGATTTTCATGGTGTAGTTCTACAGTTTATTAGTTTAATGGATTCATCAATAGTTCATTATGAACATATGCCTCTATTTTATACAGGGGTTAGTCCGAGTTACAGAAAAACAGAAGAGTGGTGTAAAAGCACGGTTAAGCGTTTACAACATCAGTATGTATATGTTCGAACAGACTATTGGTACTTAGATGAGATTTCAGTTACAGTGGTTCCAAGAAATCGGTTTTGGTTTTCAAAGGCATTGCCTGAAATTGAACGAGTATGGAGAATTATTGAAACAGAACGTTTAGGAGATTTCTCTCATCGAAAATCGGCTAGTAGAAAAGAAGGTAACAACCGGGTGCATAAGAACTATTCTATCGAAAGTATGAATATACATGTTGTAAAACTGGGTGTTGAAGAAAACGAAACACCTTTGATTGATTGATTGATTGATTGTGAATAAATTATACAAATTGGATTATCTTAGAACCATGTTCATACGAGCTCCTCTACGACGTTGCAAAATAGGTACATCTCCAAAAGGTTTATTTCCTTTAGTAATATCGTAATCACTGTTTAATTTTTTGTCTTCGTCTCTACCTGTATTAAATTCCAATACTTGAACAAACGTTTCATTCAATCCAAGATTGTTTTCACGAGGTTCTAATACCGTTTTTAAATTAGTAATACTATGAAAACCTTCGGACGTTGAACCAATATAAACATCAAATTCTTTTCTGTTAACGGTTCTATTTAATTCATCGCATAGGTGCAAAATATTTTTGTCCATTATTGGATAAAATTGAGAACGGTCAATATGAATTCCGCTTTTTAAAACACGAGATTTCAATAAATTGTCTTCATACCCCCAAGCCCACAAATTAGGAAACCCCCTAATAATCTCAAAATCCCCCGCTTTTATAGAAACAATACCGCCTAAAGTAAATGTATATCCATAAAAATGTTTTACTTTTCCTCGGACAGTTTCATAATTTAAAAAATCCTTTGAATAAGGCATCGTATCAACATCGTTAAAAACCAATGTTATATCCCGGTATGTATCCGGATACTCTTTTTTTACAGTTAAAAAACCGATATTTTTCATGGCACCGCGATTGAAACTGCGAGTGTCGCATTGATGAACATATAAAATGCGAACGTCATCACGACTATAAGAAGACAAAACTTCAGCCATAGTTTTGGAAAAAAATTGCAAATGTTGTTCTCTATCGCGGTAAGGAACAATAAAAATCAATTTAGGGATTTTATTAACAACATGGTTTGTTTTTTGGGTGACTGGAATAATATCCTGTTGTGTTTCTAAAGGTTCAGAATGAACAACAGGTTCTGTTTCTTGGGTGACTGGAATAATATCCTGTTGTGTTTCTAAAGGTTCGGATTGAACAACAGGGGTTGTTTCTTGGGGTTTTGGAATAAATTCAACAGGTTGTGTTTCTAAAGGTTCAGCAGGTTCTGTTTCTTGGGTGACTGGAATAATACCCTGTTGTGTTTCTAAAGGTTCAGCAGGTTCTGTTTCTTGGGTGACTGGAATAAATTCAACAGGTTGTGTTTCTAAAGGTTCTGATTGAACAACAGGTTCTGTCTCTTGGGGTTTTGGAATAACATCCTGTTGTGTTTCTAAAGGTTCAGCATGTTCTGTTTCTTGGGTGACTGGAATAATACCCTGTTGTGTTTCTAAAGGTTCAGCAGGTTCTGTTTCTTGGGTGACTGGAATAAATTCAACAGGTTGTGTTTCTAAAGGTTCGGATTGAACAACAGGGGTTGTTTCTTGAGTGACTGGAATAATATCTTGTTGTGTTTCTGGAGAATCTGGAATAAAATCAACAGAGTTTGTTTCTTGGGTGAGTGGAATAATATCCTGTTGTGTTTCTAAAGGTTCGGATTGAACAACAGGGGTTGTTTCTTGGGTGACTGGAATAACATCCTGTTGTGCCTCTGGAGAATCTGGAATAAAATCAACAGGATTTGTTTCTCCTGGGATAAAGGGGGTTAAAGGAGTTTCGTCTAAATCTTCATAAATTTCCATTGTGATTGCTTCTATTGAATTATCCATCTTTTAAAAAAACAGATGTATAATTAACATTTCGTAAAAATATATTATTACTGTTGCGCATTTTTACAAAGATGTAAAAAAATGCTAAATTTCTAACTTGCCTTTCTTTGAGAAAACACCCTGTTTATTTTTTGGAAAACCTCGATAATTTTTTCACAGGATGATAAAATAAGATTTTTACAGAGAGCCACGTCTTGTTCTTTTTGAAATCCAATTCTTAAAATGCTATGTTTAAAATGCGGATGTTCTTTAATGAATCCACAAAAGTTTAATGTTCCGTCCCCATCAACAGAACCGTATTGACTAAATAGAGTATTGTCCAAAATTACCCCAATTGTATAATCGCCGTTTTTTAAAATCACGTCAAAAGCATTTTCCAACTGTTGACTCGGTTTTATTTCAACAGCAGTTTCATCATTTTCTTTTAACGCATTTCCTAAATATTCGAAACGCTGAACCAAAACTGAACACGCCCTTTTAACAATGTCTTCATTTTCATATATACCATTTGTTTCTATGATAAAGTCGAAACTATTAGGAACGAAATATCGTTCTGCATCCAACAGGTAGAAATCCTTCTTTTTGTATTGTTTGACTTCACTGCTAGAATTCGTATCTTGAGCTTCTATTTTCGACCAAGCCTTTTCAGCCAACATGGGGTCTGGTGTGTTTTGATATGAACATTTACTAACTACAGAGAAACAACCATCGTGTTGAGCTGTATCAATGGCTAAATCGATTCTGGCTTTAAATTGTTCTCCTGGAATAGTTATACCTTTTGATGGATACAAACGCATTAAGTCAATGTAATATCCTTCTCTATAAGCAGGAAACATTTCGCGAACACGAGAGTCTGGTAAATACTCTTTTTTTTCTTTAGACCATATTTTGAAATCCCCTGTTGTAACATAAATTTTATGAGACTCTGTATTTTGAACATTTACATCAACAGCATGATTTTGAACAAAATCCACGATTTGTTCTTCAGTCATCAATACTCCATTTTCAACAGGAACAACAGGTACGCATCTAAGCCTCTGTTTCATTATTTCGTTGTGAAAATGAAGGGATGTATTTACATCAATTTGTTGTGGGTTCAAAACAATACGTTCAATATTTGCCAAAATAGTTCGACGAATAGCATTTGCCACACAAACGTCAATTCCGGAAATACGGAATTCAAGACTTTCTGAAGTTAAATGAATATTCGAAATTTGTGGATTCATCTGTTTCACAGGTATATATAATTCTTTATAGTTTGTTTTATTTTGTGTAAAAACAAACTATGTTAATCAATTTTACAATGGGCTGTATTATAATAAATAATTCATACAGTGTCGGGCTTCCCTACTTATAAATGTCAATGCAATTAAAAGTTGATAAATGCCGAGTTTTTGGTCTTCGCGAGTTAATCCTCCGTGAGTAATGTATTCCATTACTTTTACACAAGCCTCGCGCATACTATGGAATGTTTGACGATGAATATTTTGAACATTAACTAAATAGAAGGGGTCTCCTACACAGCATATAGATTGTTGTACAAAAGGTGGTAAATTATTCCATAATTCTTGTAATTTAACAAAGTAAACCTTGTATCCACGTAATCTTTGATTAAAAAACCACTGAGCGTCTGTGTAATTTCCCAACAGGTCAAAGTCGATGAAAAGTTCATGAATACGGCGTAATATGGGCAATTGTTCTATTTCAGCTAAATGACCGGTAATACTCTGTTGGAATTCCCCTGAAATAATTGGTGAATTGTAAATGACAGCTGGTCTTTCTTCTTCTGTTATGGTGTTTGTGATGGTGTTGTAGATTACCTGTGGAATAATAATTTCATCATTAGAATGAACTTGGTTTACAGGAGGTTGTGTGAAGACCTCATTCTGCAATGACTGAGTTCTATTTCTACGAGACAACTCGCCTGTAACCATAAATATTATATAATGTGGTTTATTCACTATTTCCAGTAACGAATTTGGAAATAACATATTGGTTAAAACAATCTGCTGTTTAATGTCTTTACGGTCGATTAGTTCTCTATTATATGGGTTGAACAGTTGGTTTTTATGATTAAACCGACTTTTTGCATAATAAATCAACAGGGAGTTTAAACTGAATCCATAAAGATGTACTCCAGACCTGTAAAAGTACAGCATATTATTATCGATTTCATCTAAAGGTTCCAATGTATAAAAATCGGTTTGATTAACACATTGTGAAACGCTTTTTCCTTTTTTGAATTTTCGCCAAAAAAGTCTCACCAAAAACCCGCGAAATATGCGTTGAACCAATATTATGGCATTGATGCGTTGACGATGTTTATCAATAACCCCCTGTAATTTACCCCTGTTTGAATGAATGGCAATTCCGTCATTTTTCATCATCCAACGAAGAGATGTGTTTTTGGAATTTGTTTCTAATTCTCGATATATTGTCTTGATTTGGCGAATTTGCTCTTTTAGATTGTCCAAAGTCGGTTCTTTCTTCTTGTATGTTCTTTTAGCCTTTGGGATGTCCTTTTGTATTTCTTTTTTAACAGTGTTTTGAATATTTTTTAATTCTATTATATCCATTGTTTCCATTATATAATCTTTGTTCTAAATCTAAAATATGGATATAAATTTAATAAAATTAAACAGGTAACTTTTATGCTAATTAAATTTCACAGTGATTTTGACAAACTCTTTTTTTATGCATTTACAAGCTGAAACAGACAATTCTTCGCGTTTTTTACGTGTTGTTGCGTTTTTTAGACCATTGTTTTGAACCATATCTGTTGTTTTATCTCGGGTTTTTCGTTTAGCAATACTGTTGCGTGTATTCATATCTTGTTCGATTTCTTCATAATGTTTTTCAATATAATCAATCACATGGTTCTCTATTGACCATTTAAAAAAGTTCAATTGACCGATTGTGGTTTCCATATCCATTTTGTCGTCATATGGAATGCGGATACGTTCCCAGCGACAAAACGGGTCGTAATTTTTTTTTTGATATGCGCGAAGAACGGTCTTATACTCGTTGTAAACTTTAAAACGGTAATGGTCTGGCAATTCATAAACAGTGAAATTCTTTTTAGAATAATTGGTTACAAACCAATCGATTATTCTTAAAGAAATTCGACATTGGCCATTGATAATTTTCATCATTGTTTCTAAATAAGCATGGTTCTCAAAAAACTTTTTAAGATTGGTTAAAAGCAATTGTTTCTGTGCTGTCAAAAAAGGGCCTGTTTCTTCCTCTATTTCTTGCTCTATTTCGGGTTCTGAATTTTGAACATTTGGTTCTTCATACATTTTTGATGTTGAGATATAAATTCTTATTCTTAATCTATTTTACCCTGTTACACCACCCCTGTGGAAAATTGTATCTTTACCAATTTAAGAGTATAAAAATAAAATTGATTTATAGATTATTGCCCCACCATTATAAACACATAATACAACAGGTTAAATAAATCAGTTTACAAAGAAATGTCACAGGAAAACAATACTCTTTCAAGTCAATATCAACAGAAAACCGAGAAAGAACATATACTTCATGCACCAGACACTTATATAGGTTCAATTGAATGTTCCTCGGTTGAGATGGATATATTCCAAGAAGATTCTCAACGCATTTTGCCAAAAACAATCGATTATATTCCGGCACTTTACAAATTGTTTGACGAAGGAATTGTAAATAGTAGGGACCATGTGATTCGTATGATTGCTTCCAAGGCCGAAAACAAAAAGCTAGTGTCATATATTGACATTACTGTTGACCAAACAACAGGAATGATTACAATTGAAAATGACGGCAATGGAATTGACGTGGAGAAACACCCTGTTTCTGGTATATGGATTCCCGAAATGATTTTCGGACATTTACGCACATCTACAAATTACAACAAGGACGAAAAAAAAATCGTTGGTGGTAAAAACGGGTTTGGTTTTAAACTGGTATTAATTTGGTCAAAGTATGGAAAGATAGAAACCATTGACCATACTCGACAGTTACAGTATATTCAAGAGTTTCACGACAATTTGAACCGTATTGACACACCTGTTATTAAAAAGGTAGCTAAATCGTCGAAACCTATAACACGGGTTTCTTTTATCCCGGATTATGCAAGATTAGGTATCACTGGAATATCCGATGATTTCATGTCCCTGTTAAAAAAACGAACGACGGATATGTCTGCTGTTTCTGAATCCAAAATCCGTGTATCTTTTAATGGACAGGTTATTCCAATAAAGAATTTTCAGCAATATACCCAATTGTATATTCCACCGAAATCAACTATTGACAATGACGAAGAAAATGCAGATAACGAAGAAGCAACAGATAATGACCCATCTGTATCTGGAGATACCGAAAAAAAAGGCAAATCATTGGTTTGGGAATGTCCAAACAACAGATGGGAATATGCTGTCCTGTTGTCACCCACCAATGAATTCAAACAGATTTCGTTTGTGAATGGAATAGCTACCTTCAAAGGAGGAAGACATGTCGATTACATTATGGGACAGATAACACGTCAGGTTTGTGAATCCATTGAGAAAAAACAAAAGATAAAAGTAAGTCCACAAACTATTCGCGAACAATTGATGCTATTTCTGCGCTGTGATATTGAGAACCCGTCATTTGAAAGCCAGTCTAAAGACTTTTTGAGCACACCCATAAACAAGTTCGGTTCTTCCTGTGAAGTATCCCCCGCTTTTATAAAAAAAGTACTGGCATTAGGTGTTGCTAAAACGGCATGTTCTATTCACGAAATTCGCGAAAATTCCAAGACTGCGAGAAAGGCAAATGGAACAAAAACCAAGACCATACGTGGTATTGAAAAACTGGATGATGCGATACAAGCAGGCGGTGTAAAGTCATCTGATTGTATCCTTATTTTATGCGAAGGAGATAGTGCTAAATCCGGTATTATTTCCGGCTTAACCAAAGAAGACCGCAACACGATTGGTATATATCCGCTTAAAGGTAAATTGATGAATGTCCGTGACCAAACTCAAAGACGCATTACAGAGAACAAGGAAATTGCAGATATTATTAAAATCTTAGGGTTGGAAATGGGAAAGGCTTATACACCCGACGAAATGCGCCGAACTCTGCGATATGGAAAAATCCTGTTGTGTACTGACCAAGACCGTGATGGAAGTCATATAAAAGGGCTGTGTATGAATCTTTTCCAAAGTCATTGGCGAACCCTGTTTGAAATAACAGGGTTTTTGTCTTTTATGAACACGCCAATATTACGCGCCACACACTCTAGACGTACTACAGAAGTGCGCGTGTTTTATACTGATGGAGAGTTCAAAGAATGGATTCAGTCAAAAACCCCCGCAGAAAAAGCAGAATGGAAACTGAAATATTTCAAAGGGTTAGGGACATCCACGGCGAAAGAATTCAAGGAATACATGTCCAACAAGAAAATAATCGATTATGCCTTTACTGGTCAAAAAAGCACAGAAATGATGGATATTATGTTTAATAAAACAAGGGCTGATGACAGGAAAAACCTACTGTTGAAAGAATACAATCCGGCATCATATTTAGATAAAAATCAACCACAGGTTCCATATGAAACCTTTGTAAGAGACGAACTATTGCATTTCAGTTCATATGATTGTGAACGGTCCATTCCGCATTTAATGGACGGCCTTAAAACGTCTTTTCGAAAAATCCTGTTTTGCTGTTTAAAACGCAGATTAACAAGCGAAATCAAAGTGGCACAATTGTCCGGGTATGTAAGTGAACATGCAGAATATCATCATGGTGAACAAAGTCTAAACGGAGCCATCGTTAACATGGCACAGAATTTCGTGGGTTCAAACAACATAAACCTGTTGGAACCTAAAGGGCAATTTGGAAGTCGTCTTTTAGGTGGCGAAGACAGTGCATCGGAAAGATACATTTTTACCCAATTGTCGCCTTTAACACGGCTAATATTCCCTGTTGCTGATGACCCTGTTTTAAATTACCTACAGGAGGATGGACATTCTATTGAACCGGATTTTTACGCCCCCATTCTACCGTTTGTTTTAATAAACGGGATTATGGGTATTGGTACTGGGTTCTCTTGCAACATTCCCGCATTTTCTCCAAGAGATTTAGTGAAAGCATTACAGGTGCGTTTATCTGGCGTAGATACTTCAACAGAAAGCACCAATTGGATTCCTTATTATGAGGGATTCATGGGAACTATTGAACCTTTATCGACTTCTGTAAAAGGGGAAGGGAAGCCTACCAAGTTTCTAATAAAGGGTCGATATGAAAAAATCGGTCAAGATAAAATTCGCATAACAGAGTTGCCAATAGGCACTTGGACTTCTCCTTACAAGACCCTGTTGGAAAACTTAAGTGACCCTTCTCAAACAGATAAAGATGGAAAACGCATCCAACCTACTATAAAAGACATTGTTAGTCATAGCACTGATACAACAGTGGATATTACTGTTGAACTCTTGCCAGGAAAATTGGACGAATGGGAATCTCAGAAAGGACCAAACGGAATAAATGGGGTTGAACAAAACCTGCGTTTATCAACCACGGTTTCAACGACTAATATGCACATGTTTGATACTCAAAATAAATTGCGAAAATTTGAAACAATCGACGATATTATCAATGCATATTACCCAGAGAGATTGGCGATATATGGTAAACGCAAAAACCACGTGTTGGTCGATTTGGAATCACAACACGTATTGTTGTCTGAACGTTCCCGTTTTATCGAAGAAGTATTGAAAGACGAAGTAGATTTAAGACGTAAAACAAGTAGTCAAGTTGATGCCCTGCTCGAAACACGCAAATATACTCGAATCGATGGAGACTATCGTTATTTGACAAAAATGACAATGGATTCAGTGACACAAGAAAATCGAGACCACCTGTTGAAACAATTGGAAACAAACAGGGATAATATTCGTTTATTAAAGGCGAAAACTCTGGAAGAAATGTGGCAAGACGATTTAACAGTTTTTATGGAAGAATACGAGAAAGTAATGACTGAAAGAAAACGAGAACAACAACACAGTGTTAATTCTCTTGGTAGTGGGACCACCAAAAAGAAAAATGTTAAATCCTCGAAAGTATAACAGAAGACATCTGTTGCGTGTAATAAACTTTTTTCCTTTTTTCTTTTTTCTTTTTGAAAATTTATTGGTGTAAATTTTCAAGGACATAACCTATATTACACCGGTTGACACATTCAATAATCCAACATTTCGATTATCTTCTAACCAACGATACACAAATGACAACAGAATAATAAAAAGCAATAGAACAACAATCAACCAAAAATCGAACCTTGTTTTAATTAATAAATCAAACTTCATTGTCGTAAAAAAATGTTTCTATATAATTGAAACAGAATAAAACATAAGCCTAACATGCCATACGAAGAAAGAACTTAAAAATTGATTTGAAATATTTTTTAATATTACTCTTTAAAATTTTATTAAAAGAACTTTTGGTATTATAATTCGCCTAAATTGCTAAAAATGTCGTCTTTCAGTGAAAACAAAGTAGTGAAACTTCCCCTGTATGAATCCATAAAGGATTATAACGAGAAAGTATACGATATTATTCAGTCCTACTTTAACAATCATCATACAGAACGCTTGGTTCGCCATCAATTGGAATCTTACAACGACTTTGTTCAAATCCAAATTGAAAAAACCATACAAATGTTTAATCCAATGCATATCCGTTCTGAAAATGATTATGTTGCTGAAAAGGGACAGTATTTCTTGGAATTAATTGTTCATTTTGACAATTTCAAGATGCACCCGCCAGTAATCAATGAGAATAACGGGTCTGTAAAAAAACTTCTTCCACAAGAGGCAAAAATACGCAACATAACGTATGCTTCTAATATGTCTCTAGATATGAACGTCCAATATATTATTCGCAATACGGAGAATATGGACGAGCCGAAAATCATAACCAAGAAGATTCCCTATGTTAGTATTGGGAAAATGCCTGTAATGGTTAAATCTGCAATCTGTTATTTAAATACTCATTCTTTTCCGTCCTCCTTACAGAATACAGGAGAATGTAATATGGATTGTGGAGGGTATTTTATTATCAAGGGTTCAGAAAAAACAGTGCTTGGTCAAGAACGTACGGCTGAAAACAAAATCTACTGTTTTGATGGGAAAAATACAGCCAAGTGGAGTTGGATGGCTGAATACAAATCCATTCCGGATTACAAATGTATTTCTCCTAAACAGGTCGAGATGATGATTCATAACAAAAACAACGGGATTTACGTTCAAATACCCCGTATTAAAATTCCGATTGAGTTATTTACTCTGTTTCGCGCTTATGGAATTATGACAGACCGGGCCATTTGTGAATATATCGTGTTTGATGTCGAAGCTGAAAAGAATCAACAAATGTTGGAATTCTTGTTGGCTTCAATAACCGACGGAACCAAATATATGATACATGAATCAGCCTTGCAACATATTATTTCGAATGTGGCTTATACTCCTCTAAATATGGACAGAGAGACTGGTCAACGCAAGAAACGAGAATTCACACAAGACGTTTTAAAAAACGACGTATTTCCTCATTGTTCCACTATTCCACAAAAGCTGTTTCTTATTGGATTGATGGCCAGTAAATTGATTAAAACACGTTTTGGGTGGATTCCACAGGATGACCGTGATTCGTATTTAAATAAACGGATTGAATTAACAGGCACTCTCTTGAATAATCTCTTTAGGAATTATTACAACAAGTTATTAAAAGAGATGCAAAAACTCATTGTACGTGAAATAAATACTAGTTCATGGCGGTCCTCACACGATTACGAAAACATCTTGCATCTAAACAACATATACAAAATGATTAAACCAGCCACCATTGAAAATGGTATCAATCGTGCATTGGCTACAGGGGATTTCAGTATCAAACAGATGAATAGTAGTAAGGTGGGTGTTGCTCAAGTATTGAACCGTCTTACCTATCCTGCCACTTTGAGCCACATGAGACGTATCAATACACCATTGGATAAATCAGGAGAACTTATTCCACCTCGTAGATTGCATACAACGACATGGGGTTTCCTCTGTTTAACCGGCGATACAGATGTGTTGGCTTCTAATCGTATTGATATGTGGAAAATTAAAGATATGCGGGATGGACAACATGTAACCACGATAAACAGAGTGAATTTGAATGAAGAACCATCCAACATATTTCGTCATTTTGGAAAAATGGCCGACCACCTGTTTGAGATTACAACTATAAGTGGACGAAAAATAAAGGCAACAGCAGAACATCCGTTCCTGGTTCGAAATGCTTCCGGAAAATACGAAATGAAACAGGTTCGTAATCTCAAAATGACCGACCTTGTTGTTATTCGACATATGGTTCATCCAATCCCCAATGAAAATAAAACCATTGTCATGTTGCATAATGAAGACTTGGTAGTTGAATCGCCATATTATGCTGAGTTGTCAAACAGTAACTGGCTTAATAACCCTGTTTCAACAGAACGTCTTAAAGTAATTGCGAGATTGATGGGGGCTTTAATGGCTGAAGGACATTTGTATTTCAATACTGACAAGGAATTGACTGCGAGTTTTTATGTAAACAGCGAAATGGATGCAAAACAGTTGATGGCAGATATTGAATCTTTAGGATTTAGATTAGGAGAAGGCTCGATTTACAGTAAGAGTTTAAAATCAGAAAAATGGCGTGTAGAAAAGCGCGGTATATTCGCCCATTTGCTAAAAAACACGTTTGGATTTAAGAAAAATGTTATTCCTGAATGGTTAATCAACGCAGAACTGTCTATAAAACGCGAATTCCTTTCTGGATTTCAAGGAGCGAATGGATGCAGAATAACATTTTATGTATTAAAACCGTATTTGGGTGTTTCGTATTGTTTAACAGAAGGTCTCGCCATCCAAATTGTCCAAATGTTTCAAAATTTAGGGATTAAATCCTCAATAAAACAGAGGGAATTTAAAACTAAAATGTGCGTTTGTATTGACAATTCCATAGATAATTTAGCAAAATATGTCGATACAATCTACTATGCATATTGTGAAGAAAAACGAGTAAAGTCAGCCTTTGCAATTGAAGACATTAAAATAAAAAAAGCAAAACTGTCGAGTAATCCCCGAAATGCCGTTGGAATGGTCGATAATGGTGCAGTATGTGTTTATATATCTTCCGTAATAAAAATTAAACCAGAAATGGTTTACGATTTTACAACACAAAGCGATAATCACTCATTTATTGCTTCTTCATTCGTTTCGTCAAATTGTCCGATAGAAACACCGGAAGGCCAATCTGTTGGAGTAGTAAAAAATATTTCTTATTTGACTCACATTACAATCCCAAGTAATAGTTCAGCTCTCTATGAATTCGTTAAACCGTTTATTACACCCCTGGAGAAATTTGACACCCTCTTGTATGGGGAAGATGCTCTATCTAAAAATCACATTCTCGACAAGACAAAAGTCGTCGTAAATGGATGTTGGTTAGGGATTACCGATGACCCATTATCCCTATATAATGATTTAAAGGCAAAAAAAAACGCTGGAATTCTAAATATATACACATCTGTTGTATTCCACTATGTTCTTAATGAAATTCAACTGTGTTGTGATGGAGGACGTCTAGTACGACCTCTTTTGCGGGTAGATAAAGACAACAAATTATTTCTCAATGACGACATTTTAAAGAAAATCGGCGATAAAACTTTGGAATGGAATCAATTATTTATCAATTGTCCAGAAGTTGGAGGGGAAGCCGTTATGGAATATATTGACCCAGATGAACAAGCCTTTGCAATGATTGCCATGAAGACGAAAAAAGGAGACATGGTAAATGTTAAATCCCATCGATACACACACGCAGAAATTCACCCCAGCACAATAATGGGTATATTGGCATCCTGTATTCCTTTCCCAGACCATAACCAAGCTCCCAGAAATACCTATCAGTGTTTGGATGTTAAAGAAACAGTCTGGATGGCCGATGGAAGGAAAAAACCAATTGGAGAAGTAATAGTGGGCGACATGGTTCTTACTTTTCATCCGGAGAATTTAGAAATAACTAAAACACGTGTTGTTGGGCAATTCGTTTGTCCAAATCAACACCCTGTATATAAAGTCACGACCATTCACGGAAACGAAATTATTGCTACTGAAGACCACCGTTTTATGACACAGTATGGGTGGAGAACAGTCGAAAATATGTTGGAAGACGACTCTATTAAAATCGGTATAATATACGAAGAAACCACCATGTTTGTTTTCATTCAAAGTATAACAAAGGAGCCAGACGGTCTAGTATCATGCATCGAAACAGAATCGGATAATCATTCGTTTATTGCTGGGAGTGGCTTCATGTCGTCCAATTGTGCAATGCAGAAACAGGCAATGGGTATATATGCCACCAATTACGACAAGCGTATGGACAAAACAGGGTATATTTTGACATATCCAATGCGCCCGTTGGTTGATACACGTCTTATGAATTTCATTCATATAAACCGAGTTCCTTCTGGTTGTCAAATTTACGTGGCTATAATGACACATACCGGTTACAACCAAGAAGACAGCGTTTTGATTAATCAGGGAGCTGTGGACCGTGGCCTATTTGTTACAACCATTTTCCATACAGAAAAAGACGAAGACAAGAGCGTCATACGCGACGAAATCATACGTTGCAAACCGGACAAGACAAAGACCCGTGGAATGAAGTTTGGTAATTATGAAAAGCTCAACAATAAGGGTTTCATTCCAGAAAATACATTGGTGGAAAACCGCGACATTTTAATCGCGAAAATTACACCCATTAAAGAAAATCGTAATGACCCGTCCAAAATCATAAAATACGAAGACCAGAGCAGAGTCTTCCGAACGACTGAAGAGACTTATATAGACCGCAATATTACAGGTCGTAATGGAGACGGATACAATTTTGCGAAAACTCGCACTCGTATTTTTAGAAAACCTGTAATTGGCGACAAATTCGCCTGTTGTCTTCCAACTCAGCAATTGCTAACAGACGCTGGGTGGATTGATTTCTACTCATTAGACATTACAAAACACCGTGTAGCTACTTTATCTTCAAAAGGTGAAATATTGTATGAATACCCAAAGGAAAAATTTATATACGACTATGAAGGGCCACTTATTGAGATGCAGTCTCAAGTACATATGATTTGCACTCCGAATCACAACCTATATATTCGTCCAAAGACAACCACTCTTGAAACAAATGGCATACCCTGTTGGGAAGAAGAGTATGAACTTAAAAAGGCTGAAGATGTTGAAAAAGAATTGAACGAATCTAAATGGAAAGGAGCAGAGTTTCAACAGGTGTTGTCTAATGGGTTCTTTGATTTAACATTCGTTCCAGGAACAAACGATAGTGTCTATATGGACGAATGGCTTCCTTTATTGGGTTTGTATTTTAATACCACACAATCTGGTATAAACCGCGAGAGAAAGTACAAGAATTTATATATGGCTCTAAAATTAAAACAGGATGTTTTCCCAAAATACGTGTGGCGAATGTCTCAACGTCAATGTGGAATATTAATGGAAGCCCTGTTAAAAAACACGACAGAGGTTACAACCGTGTATACAACACCTTGTCAATCTTTAGCAAATGATGTAATGCGTCTTGCTATACACGCTGGAGGAACCGGACGTGTTCAATTGCAACAGACTGGATTTGTTGTGAATATAACCTTGAGTAAACCAGCTGTTTCTGCCTTTGTAACAAAGGGGGATATTCGCCATATTTACTATTCAGGAAAAGTGTATTGTGTCGATATGCCTACAAGTCACCTGTATTATTTCCGCGAAACGCCTTATTCTCCCGCATTTTTATCAGGGAACTCGCGTTCCAGTCAAAAAGGGACACTTGGAAATCTTATCCCGGAACAAGACATGCCCTTTACCAAGAATGGAATGCGCCCTGACCTTATTTTAAACCCACACGCAATTCCCTCCAGAATGACGATTGCACAATTAAAAGAGACCCTGTTGGGAAAAGTCTTGGTTGAATTAGGAATGTTTGGAGATGGAACAGCTTTTAACGAGGATTTGACTGTAACGAATATTTCAGCTGAATTACAAAAGTTGGGATTCGAAAGTTATGGCAATGAAATCATGTATGACGGTACTACAGGGAAACAGATGGAAATGAGTGTGTTTATGGGCCCCGTCTTTTATCAGCGATTAAAACATATGGTCAATGATAAACAACACAGTCGTTCTATTGGGCCTATGGTTAACTTGACTCGACAACCGGCAGAAGGTAGATGTCGTGATGGCGGATTCCGTATTGGTGAAATGGAGCGCGATGTAATGATTGCACATGGAATGCCAGAATTCTGTAAAGACCGATTAATGGATGCATCGGATAAATATACTATGCATGTATGCAAAACATGTGGTATGGTAGCCAGTTACAATGATGGCAAGATGAAGAAACCCGACTGTTTGGAAGGAATGATTATGCATTTATGCAACACGTGTCAAAACAGAACCGAATTCGCTAGAATAGAAGTTCCATATACTTATAAATTATTATCACAGGAACTACAGACGATTAATATTGTTCCGCGATATATTACAGCGTGAAATATTACAGCGTGAAAATTTATTACAGTGTGAAAATTTATTACAGTGTGAAAATTTATTTGTAACTCCTGTGTATATTACACCTTTTGTTTTTTATTTTTACATTTATCCATGTAAAAATAAATGGTTCCTTTCAAAAGCCAATTTACACATTTGAATAAATTAATTCATTTTTCGGTGTAAATCGGTGTAAATCTTCAAAGGTGTAAACATGATGTGAAAATGTCCCCCTATATTAAACATGAGAGGTATAACTCGATTTTTTTCCAAAAAAGTTTTGAATACAACAGCTGTTGTATTTATCGTTTTAATATTGACTTTTACCCTTGCCATGTTTATTTTTTTTAATCCATATGTGTTTGAACCTTTTGAAGAAGAAACACCGATTGATTTCTATGTAATTACTTTAGGCCACGAAAACCGATTAAAAAATATTGAAACACAACAGGCGAAAATGAAAAAAAAGATTATATATATTGAAGCAGTTTTTGGCGACGATTTAGATTTAGACGAACATGACAATATTCACCAAGAATTTAAATCAGATGAACGAGGAAGGAAAAGAGTGATTGGCTGTTTTATGAGCCATGTTAAAACCTATCAAACAATAAAGGCTTATGGACCTAAAAATGGATACAGCGTTCTGTTGGAAGACGATTTTACGATTTTGCCGGAAATCGATAATATTGAAGATAGATTATCTGAAATGATTCGTGATTTAGATGGACACGACTTTGACCTGCTGTTTTTAGAAAACAGTAGTGGTAATCGCGGTGAAGAAAAGAAAAAAGGCGTATGTTTAGTTGAAGAAGATAAACCGATTTATGGAAATATGGCCCTGTTGATTAAAAACAAGAGTATCGACAAATTAATAAATGAATCGAAAATTATAAAAGACCCGATTGATGTTGTAATATCAAAAGCCATAAAAGAAAAACGGTTGATTGCTTATACAGCTTGTCCCTTTTTATTCAACAGTAGGAATGAAGTTTCAACTATTAATGACGTCTTGGTTGACCCAAATGCGATTTTTGTATAGTTCTCTACATGAAAATTTACACCGATGAATACATTTACACCGATGAAGATTTACACCGATGAAGATTTAAAATGGTACACACAGCCAAGGGCTGTGGTACTATTAATTCATTTATCGGTAACAGTAATCCCATTGAATGAATTAAATGGCACCTAAAGGTGCCAATTTAAATCTTC